CTAAAGTCATCTCTGACGGTGCTGAGCGCGCTGAGCGTAAGCGTGAACGCAAGTCCCGCGAGGAATACGCAGGGATTCTTGACGGTCACAACGATACTGAAAACGGTACGCTTGTGGCGCAAGACATCATTGCTTGGCAGGCCGCTGCAACCAAAACTTTCCATGCTGCGATTGATGCAGACGAGGGCACTGGTGTTCATGTGGAGTCGTGCAGAGATCGCGGCTGTTTTGGCTGTGAATATGTGGCGCAACACTTCCATGACCTGTTCGACAATTCGTGACTTACGAGGGATTCACTTACACAGGAACGTGTGGGGATTGCGGCTCGCATGTTACTACTCAAGATCCTGAACTGCTTGTTGGCTGGCAGCAACAACACTGGGACGTGTGCCGGTTTTGGAATGAAACAATTCATAACATGGAATAGCGCACTCGTTATTCCACATTAAACCGCCACCTTCGGGTGGCTTTTCTATTGAGAGGACGCACATGTACACAATCACATTCTGGAAAGACGCAGCCGAGCGAGCAATCCGAACCGCAGCACAAGCACTCCTCGCCCTGTGGGCCACAGACATCTCTGGTGTCCTCGAAGTGGATTGGACGCAGGCCGGATCTGTGGCTGCCCTCGCGGCAGTGACGAGTGTCCTGATGTCTATTGCTGCCACTGGCCGTGGCAACCCTGAATCCGCATCCTCAGTAAAGGAGTAGACAGTGAGAGTAAGCACTAAGCGACTCGCATACAAACTTAAACAGTACAAAGTTAAAACAAAGTACATTAAAGGCTGGGACAGCAAACGTATAGATCCCTACAATGGTAAGTCAAACTTTTGGGGTGTCATGCTCCATCACACTGCGGGAACAAACTCGCTAGGTTGGGTGGTTACCGGCAACCCGTACGCACCTGTACGTGCCTGCCATTTTCTTGTTGACCGTGACGGTAAAGTAAACGTCGTGTCTGGTGTGGGCGCGTATCATGCTGGTCGTGGTGGCCCGTGGAAGTTCCCTAAAGGACCGCGTATCCCGAAAGATCAGGGTAATCAGCACACTTACGGTATTGAGATTGAGTCTTTGGGTAAGTCTGCCAAGATTGACGGTTCCACTAAGGGCATGACCCTTGAGCAGGTGATTAGTACCGCTGTACTCAACGCAGCATTAACGAATGCGATCCGATGGTCGTGGCGTTCTCGTGGCGTGTACCGGATTATCCGTCACCGTGATTGGACTCCACGCAAGTCTGACGTGAAGCAGGATCTTGATTGGTGGCGTGCGGTTACTATGATCGCTAAGAAGAATAAGGGAAACATGGCTAAGACTCGCGTTCAGATCACGGCTTTCGTTGAGGCTCACCCGAAAGGTAAACTGTGACAGACTGTGACGTTAAGTGTGACCAGTGCTCGTGTAAACAGTGCGGTTGATTTCTATTAGAATTGGGGTTACCTCGTGGCAGTAGACTACACGGAAGAAGTAGTGGTTCCTCTTGGTGCAGGTATTGAGGCGGTAACAGGTGGCGGAACGTACGCTCCAGCATCAATGGCTTGGGACTGCAGTATTGGTGGGTTAAACTTCCTGTATGCAACAAGTGCCACGTACCCTATGCGTCGTGAAACAAGTAAGTTCCGTAAGGAACGTATTGACACGGAACGTAACCCCGGCGAGCAGTCTTTGGACTCTGGCTTGTGGATCAGGTCGCAGGCCTCGTGGCATTATGGTGCAGGGTTGTCTTCCGCTGAACCGTTAGAGGTTGCCTCTGCTGAGGCAGCATTCCGTTACTACAAGAGTGGCGGGGTTAACCCGTGGACTCCGGGTCAGTTGACGTTGTTGAACAAGACTGAGCAGGTTTTGGCTGACGCTATAACGACACAGCACACTATTGGTGTGGGTACTGGTGTCCTACACGCCTCGGATACTGCCTTGAAGCATGTTGCTAATAATGATACTGCTACCACGATTACGTGGGGTGGTTCAGGTGTCATTAACGCTATTACTTCTACTGGTCAGTACTGGTTGGCTTGTGACACGGTGGGTATCTATAAGGGTGAACTGCCTACTGGTGCTGGTGCGAAGATTTACGATAAGGACAACACGGTCACTTCGAGTGTTGCCCGTTGGGTTAAGTCTCGCCTCATGTATGCTGAAAACAATAATTTGTACGAGATCACGGATCTGGCTCCCGGTTCTCCTAGCCTTCCTTCGGTTCATTACGAACATAAAGACCCTGACTGGGTGTGGACGGACTTCGTTGAAGGACCAACAGCCATCTACGTGTCGGGTCATAGTGGTGAACTGTCTGCAGTTTACCGTATCACGGTGACGGTGACGGATGCCACGGTTACTTTGAGTCAACCTGCAGTGATCGCGGAGATGCCTCGCAGCGAGCAAGTGTTGTCCATGTACTCGTATCTTGGATCGTTCCTTATCTTTGGTACTACTGCTGGTTGCCGGATCGCTTCTATCCAGTCTGATGGAACTATTGTTATGGGTCCATTGTTGTGGGATGGGACTATTGTTGATGATGCGGTTGCTCTTGGCAGTTACGTGTATGTGACTGTTCGTGATAAGGGTGAGGCTGGGGACAATGTGCAGCGTGCAGGTTTGTACCGCATCAACCTTGGTCAGACTATTGGTGATGCTAGTTTAGCGTTCGCTTACGCACCTGACCTTGCGGTTCCTTCGGGTACTACTGGTGGTGCCACTAACGTCACGGTTTCTAATGACTTGTTGTGGTTTAGTGTTACGGGTAGTGGCGTGTACCGGCAGATGAGTGACTATCTTGTTGATGGTTGGGTTCAGACGGGTCGTATTCGTCTTGGAACTATGGAGAAGAAGGCTTGGCGTGATCTTCGGATTATTGGGCAGATTGGTATGGATGGGACGATTGAGGGTTATGCGTCTGTGAGTGGGCTTAACGCCCCTTCGACGTGGGATAAGATCATTACTGTTGATACTTCTAATCCTGATTTGCAGGGGAAACTTAATACTGCGGCACCTAACCCCGCGCCTGATTTGCATTTGGCTTTCCGTTTGACTTCTAACTTGGCGTGTACTTGTCCTGCTCCTATGATTGGTTATCAGGTTCGTGCGTTGCCTTCGCCTAGGCGTAACGAGTTGATTCAGATCCCGGTTATGATGTTTGATTGGGAGACTGATAAGACTGGTGTTAAGTTTGGTCAGCCGGGTGGTGCGTGGCTACGTTACCAGTCGTTGAAGGACATGGAGATTACGGGTGCGACGATCCTGTATAAGGATCATACTACTGGTGAGAGTGTTGAAGTGTATGTGGAAGAGACTGCTTACATTCGGAATACTCCTCCGTCGAACGGTCTGAATCGTTCCGGTAATGGTGGTGTAGCAACCGTTCTACTACGCACCGTGTAAACGTTTACATCTAGTTGAAAAGAGTCACCCTCAGCCTTCGGGTTGGGGGTGCTTTTTTTATGCCCTGAGGGCGTTTAGAAGTGGGCACTAGAGGGCTGTTTAATCGAGGACACAGCCATTCTAAGGGGTTTTTAGGAGGGACTGGTACTTGGGGTACCAAACCCTTAAACTAACCCCTCTATCTGTGTTCCCTTTTAGGGAACCTGTAGCAGGCCCTTAAGGCCTGCCCCTCGTAACCTCCGCTTCGCTCCGGTTACTCAGGTAACGTAACTCACTTCGTTCGTAGTATAATACTAACCTGCAGGCTAACGTAAGCCATTCGGTATGTGATCTACATCACACACACCTACGGCGTGTCTGACTCCCACAAGAACCCCACCTAGTGTACCATTCCACCTATGGAGAAACAGTCAACAATCACGGAAGTCCCGGTAGATCTCACCGATCTACCCTACCTAAGTTACTCATCATTCACCAAATACTTAGCCTGCGGGGAACTATACCGCCTCACCAAAATCATAGGCGTAGAAACCAACGACTCAGCATGGTACTTCACCGGAGGTTCAGCAGTACACGCAGCCAGTGAAGCAATAGACTGGATGCTACTCAAAGACAAAGAGGGAGCATCCGCATGAGTGCAAGAGCATACCAAGCAGGCTTAGACGAGTTCCACCGTTACTTCGACGAAGACGTAGCAAGCAAACCGGCAGGCACAGTGTTCCGTGCAGGTGGACGCAAAACAACCAAGTTCCCGAACAAAGAAGATGACACTTGGTGGAAAGCAAAAGGACCAGAGTTCGTACACAACTGGTACAACTTCCGCATGACCAACCCACACCTAGACATTTGGACAACACCCGACGGTACACCCGGTATTGAACTACAGGTGGCAGTACAAATACCCGGAGATGTGATCCTTAAAGGATTCATTGACAGAGTAATGGTTGACGGCAACACAGGTAAAACAATCATCATAGACCTGAAGACAGGTCAGCCACCCAAGAGTGGCCTACAGTTAGCAGTCTACAGGTTAGCGATGCTAGAACAATACGGAGAAGCACCTGAGTATGGGTCGTATTGGATGGCTCGCACCGGAGTGTTAGATAACATCTATCAACTTGACCAGTACTCACCCAAAATGGTGAGCCGGTGGTTAAGAGACACGAAGAAGATGATTGACGCTGGGATATTCATTCCCAACACAACAAACTGGTGCAGTACGTGTGAAGCGAAAGACTCGTGCTACACTCAGGGCAATATGCAGTACGCCCCCGACTTCGAGTCGGACCTAACCGAAGGAGCATCACATGCATGAAGAACCACGTCACAAGTTGACGGTTAAGATAGTTGACAGTTTGCGAACCATTCAAGGCTACTCAATGGAGGAATACAAAGAGGCCCGTCAAGAACTCATTGATGACCTTGAAGGTGACCTTGAAGCGATCCAACTCGCTAAGGCCGTCGGTAATGCTGCACCCCTAGCACCCTTCCATGAGGCTTCACCTACGCCACCCGCAGCAGCGACACCAGCAGCACCTGACGCTAACCCGTTCGCTTCAGCAACGATCCCTAACTGTGCACACGGGCCGATGACAGCACGTAGTGGCACTAGTGCCAAGGGTCCATGGAAAGCATGGATGTGCCCGACAGCGAAGGGGACACCGGGTCAATGCGCCCCCAACTTCCTGAACCGTGGCACACCAGAGTTCAACAATTTCCCCGGCTAACCCTCCTTCTAGTCGGGTTGTGTCTCCTGAGCACGAGTGGAAACTGCTCTCTTTTAATCCTTGGAAGGAGGACTTATGAGATCTTTAGACAGAGCAATCAACAACGTTAAACGTGGTGGCATGGCTATACCAATGCCATTCAAAGCATGGAGCGACAAGTCCATATCCATTAGGCGTGGTGAAGTATCCATGATTGCTGGCCCACCGGGGTCAGGTAAGTCCACCCTCGCCTTGGCTATCGCCCTACGTTCAGGTGTACCCACCCTGTACACCAGTGCCGATTCACATGAGACAACAATGGCTATCCGTTCACTAGCCATGTCCACAGGACAACCACAGTCACTCATGGAAGACGCTATGGTAGACAACACTGAGTGGGCAACGAAGATGCTGGAAGACAACGTGTCCCACATTAAGTGGAACTTCGACGCTAGCCCCACGTTGAAAGATCTTGACGAAGAGATAGAAGTGTACCTTGAAACGCAAGGATGCTACCCCGAACTGATCGTTATTGATAATGCTGTTGACGTGTCCTTCAGTGACGGTGACGAGTTCTCATCCCTACGCACGTTGATGAAAGAAGTAAAGCAGTGGGCTCGTGAAACGAACGCAGCCATCCTAGTGCTACACCACACTAGTGAGGCGGTACCCGGCTACCCGTGCCCGCCACGTAGTGCGTTGCATGGAAAGATTTCACAGACACCAAGCCTAGTGGTAACGATTTCGTCTGAGGCTGAAGGCCTCATGGCTGCCTGTGCAGTGAAGAACCGTTACGGTCCTGCCTCTCCGGGTGGTACGGATGCGGTGTGGCTCAACTACAACCCTGAGTGCATGCAACTCGTGGACGTAGCATGAGTGCAGCCAACAAGCGTAAAGGCTCACTATACGAGTCCGCCTTAGAAGACTACTACAATAATGAAGGCTTCAAGGCTAGACGTTTACCCCGTGCCGGGGCTAAAGACATCGGTGACCTAGCCATAGAGTTCGATGACATCGTGATCGTCGTTGAAGCGAAGGACGTGAAGGCTAACGCCTACCATGAATGGTTAAGGCAGGCTGAAGTGGAGGCTGAACATTATGCTGACAAATATAAAACAGACTCCATCGGCGTGGTGGCTCGCAAAAACCGTCGCCATAGTGTAGGCTCTAGCCATATAACAATGACGAATGAGACTTTCATTTCGTTACTACGGCTAATAAGGAGAACATGATGGGTAAGTTAAAAGATTTGCTGCTATCAAATGACACAGTGGAAAGCATCGAAGATGAGGAAAACTGAGACAGAGATACCAAAGTTTTCCATATGGCCTGTGCTGGAACACTACGGATGGGAACTACCCGCACCTAGGGGTGGCTTCCAATCAGTTAAGTGTTCCAAGCATGGGGACACGCACAACAGTGCCAGTGTGAGCGAGGAAAGTAACTACGTTTTCTGTCACGCATGTGGCTTCAAAGGTGACGCGATAGATGTAGTGATGGCGTACGAAGGGGTAGGTTTTAAGGATGCAGTCAGAAAGTGTGAACAAATTGCTGGAGGAGAAACACCAAGTGGAGGGAACCGTTCAGGTGGCAGAGACAAGCGTAATGGAAGATCTTACAAACCCCCAAGGCTTAGAAGGTGACTGCGTTGAATGGGACGGTCACTTCTACCAAGATGGTAGGCCACGCAAGTACCTACCCGGTGGGCGTGACGTGATAGCGACACGCTGGCTGTTTACACAACGCAACGGTCTACTCAATGAAGACATTAAAGGACAATGGGTGATACCAGCATGCGAGAATAAACAGTGCGTCAACGCACAACACCTATACTTAACAACGAACAAGCCGTACCATTTCAAGAGTGGCGAGAAGAATTCTAACTCGAAACTCACCGAAGAGGACATCATGCAGATACGCCAAGAGTACCGTCGCTCATCCAGTAAGGGCGTGAACCATGACGGTAACGGTCCAGAACTAATGAAACGCTACGGCATTACCGCCACTCACCTGTCCAAGATAGTACTACGGAAGACGTGGGCACATGTTATCTAACGACGCAAGGCTAGCCCTAGAGATAGCCACAGAAACGTACTCCAACCAGATAGATGAAGCAGGACCGTACCTCACTGCCCGTGGAATCACGAAGGAAGCAGCAGCCAAGCACAGGCTAGGTTTCGTATCCCACCCCATGATAGGGCATGAGGACATGATAGGCCGTCTAAGCATCCCCTACGTGACCCCTAGTGGGGTCGTAGAGATGCGCTTCAGGTCTATTGACGCGAACACTAACCCTAAGTACTTGAGTCGGGTAGGTGCCAAGTCCCACATGTATAACGTGAACGCTTTCGCTGAACGTAGCGACTTCATCGCCATATGTGAAGGGGAGATGGATGCCATCGTTGCGTCAACGATCTGTGGCATACCAGCAGTAGGTGTACCCGGTGCACAAACGTGGCAGGCATCATACCGTAGGGCGTTTCAAGACTACCGCAAAGTGTTCATCCTTGCTGACGGTGACGCTGCAGGTCAAGAGTTAGCCAAGAAGATAGTGCAAGCAATAGATGTGGCTGTCGTGGTCACCATGCCGGAAGGGAAAGACGTGAACGACATTGTTATGGAAGAAGGGCCGGACGGTTTGCGAGAAAGGATCGGATTGTAATGGGATGGTTACTGTTTACACTAGCAATGGTAGGCTTCGTGGCGTTAGGGTTCCTACTGGATCGTGTCGCTGTACGGGTGACACTATGGAATGAGGATCGTAAGATCCACAAGATCCTAGCGGATGAGGTTGTGCAGAAGTTTCGACTAGAAAGGCTTAGGCGCAACGGAGAGGACCCACTATGAGAAAGAGTGAGTACAAGAAGAAACTTGGAGTAGCGGAAGGCATTGACCACTGGTACGATTACAACAGCATCAAGGACACCTTGACTTTGGAGAAATGTAAAGATCAACTACACAGCGAGATCGGTGCACGTCTAGTGGTAGAGGACATGGTTCGTGACCTACTCAAGCAGTTAGCAGACAAACCTGAAGCAAAGTTCAAGGTTGGGGATCGGGTGACACATCGGGATGGTTCGATTGGTGTTGTCAAGTTCGTTAATCTATTTGAACATGCGACTTCCTTCGATGTGCGGTGGCACACACCGATGGATATAGGTGGGACGCACCCCGGAAAAAATCTCACTCTCTACATCCCACCTACCCCCGCCGAACTGATTCCTACCCTGAAAGAGCATGAGTGGGTGCGAGGTACGTACAAAACAGGGACGGTATTTGGCCCTTACACTGTTTACTACAACGAGATTGGCGCAAAGATGGCTGGGGACAATTATTTGGTTCATTGGGATACCGGAAAGACTTTGGATGAGTTAGCCACCCTTGAACGCTGCGACCCACCGGAGGAATGTTTTTACTGAGATGCCTGACTTGTGGAGTGCAGAAGGGTTTGCTATACAAAACGGGAAACCTTTCACGCTTACACCAAAAAGCAAAGGGAAAGGAAACAACATGATCAAGTTGCCGCGTTACAGAATGACCAACAACCTTGGCGAATTGGACAACGACAACGGCAGTTGGATTAAGTACGAGGATCACGTCGTGGCTGTCAACGCTGCTGTTGAGGCTGAGCGTGTGCGGTGTTTGGACATCGTTGAAAACATTCATGGTGTCTCTGTGGTGCGGGATGGGTACAGGTGGTTAGAACCTCGTGGTGAATTAGTAAGCAGATCACGCGTTGAAACCGCGATCAGATGGGTGAAGGTGAAGTGGCATCATCCGGACGGCGTAGTGAGGGAACAATCGAGTCGGAGGGAAGATCCACTATGACCGACATGCAACTGTTTAGTGCCGATGCTAGGGCAATATATAAATACATGGAAGACGTACTCATCAGTAAACAGTTAGACTACGGCCCCGGTAACATTAACAACGCGCCCGGTGGCCAACTCAACGGTTTACTGGTTCGCATGAACGACAAAATGGAACGACTCAAGCACCTGAATTACCATGCGGAAGGTGAACCACAAAACGAATCAATAGACGACAGTCTGCTAGACATAGCAAACTATGCTGTTATCGCTATGATGGTGAGGGCTGAGACATGGCCGACAAACATTTCGTGACATTAAGAAACTACCGTGTGTGTACCGAATGCAAAAACGGTTTCGTTCCTTCGGACCCACCATCCGTTTACACGTGCATGACGTGCCGTTCATTGGCTCCTTGTGCCTGACACGGTACGTAAGTGTGGTTACTGCATGACGCAGTACCATGACAACTGCCGGAAGGTAATAGTGTACTTCGATAAGACATGGACATGTGAATGTTTACACGACGAGGGAGACACCGAATGAAACGTGTTATCAAGAAATATAACCGACCCGGATTCACGATGCACACGCTAGATGTTTGGCGGTTCAGTTTCAGTTTTACTGTTCGTGGGAAAAACTTTCATCAAGCAATCCTCAACGATCAACACAAGGTGGGATAATGAAACGCATAGTAGTGATCTCTGATCTTCAAGTTCCATACCATGATGAGGCCGCAGTCGCAGCCGTAGCGCAAATGATTAACGACATCAAAACAAAGAACGACACAGTAGTGACAGTAGGTGACGAGCAGGATTTTCAAACCATGAGCAAATGGGCTGAAGGTACAGCCCTAGAATTTGAAGGGACCATAGCCCGCGACCGTGACGCAACCGTACAAGTATTCAAAGACCTACAAGTAGACCACACGATCCGCAGCAATCACACCGACCGCCTCTACCAGCAGGTCATGCGTCGCATGCCCGGACTATCCGGCCTACCAGAGTTAGAGATAGAAAACTTTTGGAGACTACCCGAACTAGGTATCACCCACCACCGTCAAGCGTACGAGGTTGCACCCGGTTGGCTAGCACTACACGGTGACGAAGCGGGCATGTCACAAAACGCTGGCACTACCGCTGCAGGCCTCGTCAAAAAGACAGGCATGAACGTAGTATGCGGGCACACACACAGGCTTGGCCTTGTCCCATACACGACAGGTATCTACGGGCAGCGCATGAAAACCCTGTTCGGTATGGAAGCAGGCAACCTTATGGACCCAGTGAAGGTGAGTTACACGAAGACATTCAACTGGCAGCAAGGCCTCGCCATGCTGTACGTAGACGGTGACGTTGTTACCCCGACACCCATCCCGATAGTAAACAAATCATTCGTAGTGGAAGGTGACATGTATTCATGGTAATGAACGATTTTCTCCCGAAAGAATACGAGTTGGCTCGACAAGGTGCGAACCTAGCAACAGGTGCGTCCCGTAGTAGCAGCCTCGTGGAGAAGGCTGACCTGATCGCTGAAGCGTACATGTGGATGGTGACGCATGAGAAGAAAGTTTTAGAGTGGCGTGAGAAAGGGAAGTTGGGGCAGAACATGCTCCGCTTGTCGTGTAAACGGGCAGCCCTGAAGATCATTGCTAAGGAACGTAAACGCATAACGGGTGCAGAGTACTCAGACTTCTGCTTCTACAACCCGCGAATGATACGCGAGTTGATGCCTAGCATCTTCGATACGGAAGACTGGAGCGGTGGTGCTGGGGCTATGAGCAATGAGCCCAAGAGTCAAGCAGCACCAGCCGAAGGCAACAGCAGGCTAGCCATGATAGTGGACGTGCGTGGTGCGTACCATCATCAGCCTACACAGACGCAGCACTTCCTGAAGCGAATGTACGACAATCCTGCGGCAGACGTGCAAGATGTTATCGCGGAAGAAGAAGGCGTGTCGGTGAGAACTATTCAACGACGTGACCAGCGTTACATGGAGTTCATGGTTGCTTTCCTTGGTGGAGATAACCCTTGGGAGAGGGTTGACTTGTTTTAGGCAAAAAAAAAGGGGGCACCGTTTACACGGTGCCCCTCTCTTGTGTCATCAAATCCCCTTAATGACTTTCCTTGCACCCCACGTGTCCGCACCCGGTGTGGGTGCAGGCAGTGTGGTTATCGCCTTGTTTGCACGGTTCATTGTGTCGTAGAAACCGAACACGAACAAGTCCTTCAACACGGTGTCACGTAGCAGTACAACGAACGTGTCACGTTCCTCAGCCATGTCGAAGGCCCGCTGTAGCACGGCCTTAGCCAGTGCCTCAACGTCATCATGTTCCTTGTCAAGGATCTTCACGATCTCCCTGATCTCGCTGATACGTGGTTGCATCAGTACTCATCCACCGTACTGTACTCGACAGGTGCGTAATCTATGCGACCAAGGAAGTCATCAAACACAGGCTCAGGTATGCCATTCTGTTTGCGTATATCCCAACGGTTGGTGGGTGTCAGCCCACCCCAGAAACCGTGCTGCTCATTCGTAATAGCGTACGACGCACAGCCATCAACGATAGGGCAGCCCGCACATATCTTGCGAAGCATGCGGTTGGTTCCTACGGCGAGCCCCGCCTCCTCCGGGTAGAAGGAGGTGAGGTCGGTGCCTAGGCAGGAAGCCTGACTCCAGTCCACTGAAGCGTAAGTGGTACTCATCAGATCAACTCCCCAATGTATTCACCCTTGCAGTAGTACTGCCAGAATATCATAGCACAGAACTTGGTGCAGAAGTGCTCACCGTCCGCACTGATCCATTTGTCTGGCACTGTTGGGCCTTGGTTCACGTCGCCACAGTAATCGCATACTACTGTCTCGAAGGAACTCATCACAATTCTCCCTTCTCTATTAGGTGCGTGATAGATGACGGGTTCTCGAATCTTTCTTCCAATCGTTCTTCAATGATTCGTTCGATCTCCTCGTCACTAGGGAACGTGTCCCAACCTAACTCGTCATCATCAATGATGATGTCGTGACCGTTACGTCCCGGTGCTGAAGCGAGTATCGTGTAGTTCTCGTCACTCCACTCCGTCACCGTCACGTTGTAACCCTCAATCGGGTCACGCTGGTACGTCTGTACCCTGTAAATGAACCTAGGTTCTGATCTCATCACATTCTCCCTCTTCTTCGTAATCTATCGGTGTTGGTAATGTTACTAGAGATCCGCACAAAGCACAAGCACTATCAAGCACGTAACTTGCAACAGATCTTTCC